ATGCTTAATAAACAGCTGGCCCTGCTGGAACGAAAATCCATCAGAGTATCACTCGAAGAGGGCACGTATGCGGATAAACCATACTATGTCGATGTACAGGCAGCACACTACGGTTCACACTGCAGATCGTACAGATCCCACGCATGTTTTCCTACTCTTGATGAAGCAATCAACGCATTCGCAGAAGAACTTGCCAAACTGAAAGGCCCGGTCAAGTACACTGCCGATACCGACATTCTGCGTGAACGTATTGCCATTGCGCTGACTCATGCAAAAGCCCGGGAGGGAACATCATGACCGCCTACACCCTTGGAACGATCCGCTTTGCCGTCGTCCTTGTCAAAAGCGGATACTCCCTCGAAACAACACCGGACATTGGCCTCACCTTCCCGGTATACCGTACACAGGGCGCCGCCGCCTCATACCTGAACCGGCTTGCAGCCGCACTTCCGGATCTGATAAAACCGGTTTCGGAGGAAGAACATGCCGGTAGCTGAACCTGCCGCACCCCTCCGGCTGCAGAACCAGGTAGAAGTGGACGTAAAGTACTCCGGGGAGAACTCCGACGGATTCGTCTCCAACAACGTTGAAACCCGCCATATCCAGATCCGGTTCACCGTCCCGCCTACCAAGGAAATCCAGGATGCTCTACGGCAGCTTGGGTTCCGGTGGATCAAAAGCAGAGGAGCCTGGGGCCGGAGAAACACCAAGCAGGCCTTCATGACCATCCGCCATCCGGATATCCTGATCGACCTCGACCCGCATCTGGCATGGGCCCTTGAGCTCCTGGCAGACACCGTACTCAAGATGTGGTAGCAATGAAGCTTGGCGTAAACATCCGGCTGAACACTCCGCTGAAGATGTACCTTGACCGTGCCTGCCTCAAAACAGACCAAGGATCCTACATCGGCAAGCAAGATGTCATTTCTCACTTTGCAAAAGCCATAACCGCTCTTGCAAAATCCAGAATGGAAAACAGCGGCCTCACTGAAAAACAGGTCATCCAGAACCTGAAAGGCCAGACCATCACTCTGGTAATTACCATCGACGAATGCTGAAAAACACTCACGAATAGCGAATGCTATCGAAAAAAGGGGGAAAGGAGCGTGCAACTCATTAACTACACACCACACACCATCGGCATCTGCAGACCGGACGGGACGATTATCACCGTCCCCTCATCCGGCGAGATCCGCGTAACGCCAATCAGACACAGCAGCGGAAACCTCCCCAACGGAGTCCCGCTGCAGACCGTCACCTATCAGCCGCTGGTCCTTCCGGACCGGCAGCCGGACACCTGGCTCATCGTCAGCGGATATGTTGTCCGCCGGGCCCATATCGAACACCCGGACAGGACCGACCTCATCTGTCCTGACACCAGCAGAGGCTCACTTGTCCGGAACAGTGACGGAAAAATCATCGCAGTTCGGAAGTTCGTGCGGGTAGGTGTATAATGCCTCAGACCTACGACGCCACCGTCGTCCGGAAACGGAACGGCGACTGGACCGCCTCTCTGGAAGGATACCAGCTGTCTCAGACCGGCAGCACCATGGAAGAAGCAACCGTTGCCCTGACAACCTCCCTCCGGAACGTTCTGGACGGCGGTGACTTCCAGCCGACCGGCCCGATGACCATCGAATCAAAGATCGTCATGGCCAAGGTCAAACTCACCGTCACCGTCCGCAACGAAAAATGCCTGGACGAGTTTCTGGCAGCCGATGACTCACAGGGAACAGACATCATGAAATCACTGAACGGAGGTGAACAACGCCTCAGATAACTCTCACTGGAGACGTTGCCCGGGAACGCATCCCACCAACCCTGGTCCCGGAACGACAACTGCGGGTAGCACGCTGTACCGGATGTACCAGCCGGAGCACCGGCGTGGTACCAATACCATCCACCTGGATCTGCCGGCATACCCTCATCAGCTGTATTGACATCCCCGACTGTCCGGAAGGAAAAATCCTACCGGGCCGTATGGCCGTACCTGCCGCCTACAAAAATCCGCTGGAAAAACGCTGTGTCTCCCAGCCGCAATGTCCCCATCTTTCCCGTAACGGCAAACAGATCGTCTGTACCCATCGGTTCTACCGCAGAGCGGCCCAGAACCTCGGAACCGATGAACGGCTTGCTCCGTGTGCAGCGATCCCAGTCTGCCCCATCGGCAGAGTAGCGCCTTCAGAATAATTCTCTTTCTATTTCCATGAGCACAGAGACAAAGATCCTGACACTCCTGCAGCAATCCCCGCAGTCCACCGACCAACTTGCTGCAGCTCTGGGTCTTCGTTCCGGCCGGTACGTCCGAAAAGTTCTGGCTGCTCTTTGTGCCCGCGGCAGGGTATCATTCCGGCCCGATGAATCGGATCGGCGAACCCGCATCTACAGTATTACTACCGGTTCGACCGATCCCGGATCTGTTCCGCAAAATGTGTACCGGTATCTCGAAAGTGTTCCTCTAAGTGTTCCGCTATCTGAGATAGAGGAACACATTGCGGAACACTTAGGGGAACACATTGCGGATCATACCGGAAAAATATCTGTTCAAACACCCCAGAATCAAAATTCAACCCTCATGAGGCATAGTAAACCCTCGAACGGGGCAAGCAGCGAGGAGATACCGCAAAGTGTACCGCTATCTCCGGAATGTGATCATGCCTGCAGCTCCTGCCCGCTGCAGGTCTGTGACCTGGAACATGATGCCCTGCAGTTCGGTGTCCAGGACAGAGCATGGGCCCGGGTGCTGCCGGAGATCGCCCGCAGCAGAGGATGGGAACGCCGGCAGAACCCGCACACCAAAGTCTGGACGATCTACCCGAACACCCCGAGACCCCTGACACTCCAGGTGGGCCGGGACAGTGTCACCATCTACAGCTCAGAACCGGACCACGACTGGGTCATTGAATGGGTAGGACTGGTCTTTGCCGCCATTCATCCCAACCCGGAGTTTTTGCTGCACAAACTGCAGCATCCGGAGATCTACCGAGATGAACAGACCATCGTCATCAGTGACATCAATGTCATCATGGCAATCCGGAACAACATCGCTCCGTACATCGATCCCCGCAACCGCGTCTACTACCTGCCGGCACCCAACGGTCTTACACCCGGCCTGAAGATCTACGAGCGGGACGGAACCATGCGGGTGGAGTTTGACGCCCGTGACGAGCAACGGGCCCGTGCAGCCCTTGTTATGCGGCAGGAGTTCCTGCTGCTTGCCTGTGACATTGCCAAAACACCCGGGATGTATCTTGAGTGGGAAACAAAGCATTACGGCCCGCGAACGTCGCCGGTCACTATTACGGTGGACAACGATGCGGTTGCCGAGGCAATCACCACCCTCGGAAAACTGATGGACAAGAAGATGGAGGTGGTTCAGGAACAGCTCCGGACCGTTCTCACCGACTACATCACCACCAAAACCGAGGAGGAGTCCGAAGACCTCAAAGACCTCATCGCCCTGGTGGAAAGCATGCCGGACTTTGAGCTGGAACAAGTGGTCAAGGCCCTGACAGCCTTCACCGGAAGCCAGGATGCAGCCTATGTCTATCTCGCTGCGTTTGCCATCTGGACCGAGTCCTTCTATCACGGATCTGTTCTGAAAGAGGATATTGCGGAACGTCTCCGGAAGGCAAAGACGCCCATTGCGCTGCCACGGATAGCGGACGCTATCGAGCTCCTGACGAAAAAGCATCTGCTGACCGCCCATCCGGAGCGGGATGTGAATTTTTCCAAGCCCGGTATCCGGCTCGGAAAGAAGCTGGTATTCCGGGAAAAGTATCCGGAGGGGACCTGATGCAGTATCCTGACGAGCTGATCGTTCCGCTGCTGGATGCCTATCTTGCGGAACTGCCGCCGGGATGCCCGGCCCGGCCGCGTGCCATCGCACGGGAGATCGTCGGGAAAGGCAGGCCCATCACTCCTTACCTCGGCAAACGGATTCATCAGCTGCTCCGGGCCAGGGGATATCTTCCCAACCCGCAGGATACCTCACGCGAATCGAACAACAGACTCTACAAAACAAAGGAAACATCATGAACACAACTGAAGACAATCTTATGCCTTCCCTCGAGGAAGCAGTCAACCGCTATCTGAACACCTACGCCCGCCTGTACCAGAGCTACTGCCGGACAGTTGCAGCATGCATCGCATCTGCAGTAGTCCCCGCAGGCGCGATCTTGTTGCTGGCAGTTCCCGGCACGGCAACGATATTCAAACTCACGATGATCGTGCTGTTTGCGGTGGGTTTGCTGCTGTTCTGGATGCTGCTGCGTACCATCCTGCAGCAGCGGACCGTCCTGCGACAGCTGGAAAGCTGGACCCGGGAGGGTGCAGCATGATCACAATCACGTTATCCGATGAAGAAGCTGAGCGGCTGGTGGTGGTTCTGGAGGACTGTATGTTCACCATCCGGGAGTTCAGTCACGAGATGAACACAGTCCCGCTTCCCCTGTCCACATTTCACAAGCAGTTGGAACAGGAGCTGCGGAAGGAACAGAGGAGGCGGACATGAAGCCGCGTCTCTACATCAGCGGCCCGTACACTGCGGCAACCCCTCGTAAGACGGATGAAAACATCGACTGTGCCCGCAGCAGAATGATTGAAGCAATGCTCTCCGGATGGTGGCCCCGCTGTCCGCACACCCATACCGCAAGGATGGAGCGTGATGTCCCCGAGATCAGCTGGGGCGAGTGGCTTGATCTTGATCTTGACGATCTCTCCACCTGTGATGCGATATGGGCTATCTGCCCGGTTCCGGAGTACCGGTTTTCGCCGGGTGTCTGTCTGGAACTTGCCTGGGCCCACCTTGCCGGTATGCCAATCTACACTGAGTTCGATATGGACCGGGACGCCAGATATTTCCGTGGTGAGTATCTGCCGGGTCCTCAGACGATTCAGTTTGAGCAGCTGTCCAACCCCTGTCAGAAGCATCGCCAGTCGCCATTGATGAGCAGCAGCATTCGGGAGTCCATTGATCTTGCGGGTGGTGAGATCCTCCGCATGGCAGATGAGGGACGTATTCCGGATCCGGTGGATTACCGAGGATCTTATCTTTGGGAGGCGAAACGATGAATCGTATCCTAACCGGCCAGATATGTATTCTGCCGACTACCTGCCGACACAAAACCTCGGCAGGCAACTGCACCCGTCCACCGGAATGGTCCCGGACTGTCCGCTGGGCAAGCCTTTGCTGCGGCCGGATGCGGAACTCTTGGAAGCATACTTCCGGGAGATCCGCTGCCGCGGCTGGCCCTGCCGAAAATCCTTGGGAGATACAAACTCGGAAATGGCGGCATGCTGCTGGAACCCGAAAACCGTCGAGCGCTATTCTCCACGAAACAAGAGTGACAGGATCACTCTGCTGGGAATTCCCTGTAGAAGTATTCCAGAGTGTCCGTTTGGGAGGGAGATGCCGTGACTGAATCCAAGAACATTCTTCTGGTCGAACCGGAGTATTACTCAAAGTTCCCGCCTCTGGGTCTGATGAAATACTCCGCTTACTACAAAACCAACCTGCAACGGGTCAAGCTGGTCCGGGGAATTCACTCTGCAGATGCCATCGGTTTCACTCCCGACCTCATCCATATCACCAGTCTCTACACCTATGCTTGGCACCCGGTTCATCAGGCTCTCCGCTGGTATCGGTCGCAGTTTCCCGACGCCCTGATCTTTGTGGGAGGCATCTATGCAACTCTTCAGCCGGAGATGCTCCGCCGAATCTGCCCTGTCTACAACGCGATTATCAAAGGCCCGTTGCCGTATCTGGACACCGTCGTTCCGGACTATGCCGCTCTGAAGGAGATACCGGAATGGGCCGACTGGAACAAAGCTATTCTGTTCACGTCACGAGGCTGTATCCGGCGGTGCAGCTTCTGTGCCGTTTCACAGATGGAAGGGGAGTTCAGACCGATTATCACCGATATATCGCCATATATTCTCCCGCAGCATAAAGACCTCATCCTCTGGGACAACAACCTGCTGGCGGACAAAGAACATGCCGCGTCTGTCCTGCAGCAGATTGCCGATCTCGGTGTCCGCGTAGAGTTTAACCAGGGCCTTGATGCCAGACTGATTACACCTGAGATGGCCGGAATGATTGCCGACTGCAAACATCGGGATATTCACCTGGCATATGATGATGCAAAGATGGGGGCTGCGGTTGAGTATGCTGTGCAGGCCCTCAATGATGCCGGGATCCGGAGAGACAGAATCGTCATATACCATATTTACAACTATGGAGATACTCCGGAGCTGTTCCTTCAGCGGACACGGCATATTCTGGAGCTGGGCTGTACCTCCTATCCGATGCGCTACATCCCGCTGAATGCACTTTTCAAGGACCGGTATATCGCTCCTGGGTGGACCAGAGCCCAGCTGGAGATGGTTGTGACGGCCAGAAGAGTGATGGGATCCCACGGAGCATTCCCGCCTCGAAAGGCTATTGTGGAAAAGATGGTCCGGGCAAAGACCTTTGAGGAGGCATTCCAGCTGGCCCGGCACCGAGTCCCTGAAGAGCAGGGGAGACTGTGTGAGAGGGAAAAATGACCGCAAATACACCGGCATCCGCCAAGAAAAAAGGAAGGTTATTCCAGCAGGAGGTGGCTACGGCAATCCGCAACCACTTCAATTTGCCAATAACGGATGTCTGCAGTCGTCCGATGGGATCCAACGGTATTGACATCATGCTCAGTGATCGGGCCCGCAGTGTGTTTCCCTTTGGCGTTGAATGCAAACGGTCAGAACGGTGGGACCTGCAGGCATGGTGGCGTCAGGCGAAAGCCAATGCCGCAGCTGAAGGACTTTATCCGCTGCTTGTGGTCCGCAAGAACCGGCAGGAACCACTGGTGATCCTGGATCATCATCTCTTCCTTGTTCTGGAAAATCTGCCACTACCCCGGCATTTGATCGGGTATCACCACTATAGACATTATACCACGAAGTGGCAGCCGGAAAAGTGGATCAAAGAGGCCCGGGAAGAATGTGCAGATTTCGTTTATACCCGCCCAGTTGTGATCATGATACCGCAAGACGGTCCGTTGTTTTCTGTTGCTCTGTTGCAACAGTCACACTTCCTTAGTCTGTTTTCTCCTCTCGTTCCGGAACGCATCTGGATTGAGGAGATGGCCAAACGGTCTCAGATCGTAGAGGAGGCTCGGAGGAAGAAAATATGACCTGCATGGTGTATCTGATTACTCCGGAGGGTATGAATCGGGTTCTGAGATGGATCATTAACAATAATTACAAGTAATGAGCAAAATAACTCAGTGAGTAATCTTATGGGAAATACAGAATTTGCAAATGATATCAATGACGATGAAAAAGATCGGGGTATTGAGTGGAACTTCGTAGTAGTGCAGTTCTCATTCATAATGATTATGTTGGGCCTTCCATCAATGTATTTTGCCTGTTTTCCCTGTCGTCATGATGAATTAGGCCCAGGTATTTTTGCAATATCGCTTATTACCATTGTGGTATTAATGGGAATGATTTATCACACTCTCACTATTAATGCTGAAAGATCATCAAAAATATTAGATCTCATTGTTTCTGCGCTTGAGGTTTATCTCATAATTGCAGCTCTCCAATCTGTATTGAAAATCACGGAGGTGTTGAACATTCACATACTGTGGTTATTAATCTCATGGATATTTATCACAGGAATAGTATTCGTAGTGTTACAGCACTCTAGACGTAAACATCAATCGTAACCCACCTTTCCCTTTTTTCTTTCCCCGATTACGTATCCCGCATGAACAGCTCACTCACCGAAACAGAGCAGACACTTCTCAGCAAACTCGCTGACCTGCCTGTAGAAGACATCCCCATCGAACAGATCAGATGCGACGGGGAAAACCCGAACAAAATGACCGATGAACAGTACGCCGGACTCATCAGCCACATCAAAAAATACGGCATCATCAACGCCATCATCATCACCGAAAGCGGCCTCCTTGCCGACGGCGAACACCGGTTGAGAGCTGCAAAAGAACTGGGATACCCCACCATCAAAGCAAGAAAAATCCCGGACAACGAAGCCGAACGCCGCATCATTCGGCAGACCATGAACAAAATCAGAGGAAAGCATGACGCAGCACTCGATGCCAGAGAATATCAGAAACTCATCGACCTCGACGCCATAATCCCGCTCTCCGACTACCTCGGCGAAGATCCCGGACAACTGCTGCAGGTCCTTGACAAAGTAGCACTCATCGAAAAGAAAGATCCGGACGACTTCGACCTCGACGCCATAATCCCGCTCAGCATGATGATGACCGACCCTCCCTACAATTGCAACATCAAAGGGAAAGGAAACGGAAAAGAACTCACTATCAAAAACGACAACCTCACACAGGAACAGTTCCGTACACTCATCTCCGGATTCCTGCAGCAGGCAATGCAGCATGTTGCAGGAGCCCAGTACATCTTCATGTCCTCTGAAGAGTGGCCCACCCTGCACACAGCATTCGAAGAAGCCGGTGGCAGATGGTCAACCACCATCATCTGGGTAAAGAGCCACTTCTGCCTCTCAAGAAAAGACATGCATCCGCAGTATGAACCGCTCCTGGTCGGAACCGTCAAAGAAACCCTTGACCCGCAGATGAAAACAACAGCTCAGCCTATCCTCTACGGCTGGAAGAAAGGCAGCCACCGACAGTGGTATGATACCAGAACGGAAACCGATGTCTGGGTTGCAGCAAAGCCCGGCCGGAACGAAGTCCACCCGACCATGAAACCGGTAACCCTCTACAGAAAAGCAATTCTCCTAAGCACGAAGCCTTTGGATACCGTCGCTGATCCTTTCTGCGGATCAGGCTCAGCAGTCATCGCCTGTGAACAGACGCATCGCAAATGCCGGGCCATTGAGCTTGATCCGGTCTATTGTGACGTAATTAAAAAACGCTGGGAACAGTTCACCGGCAGAAAATCTGAGATTATCCGATCAGGAGATCACGAATGGACCCAAGCATAAGGTTATCGCCAGCAGAACGCGAAGATCACGAAAATGACATCTATACGCTCTACATTAACGGAGCGACAAGACGCCAGATGCTTAAATATGCTTATGAAAATCATTGGGACCTCTCGGAGACCTCCATTGATGCCTACATCCGCAAGGCAAAAGCAAAGGCACGATCAGCCGCGAAATACAAAGAAGAGGTAGAACTCGGCAGAGCAATCCTCAGATACGACGAGCTCTACCGGCGTGCCATGACCGAAAAGGATCTCCGGGTGGCCCGTCTCATCGTCGGCGACATGGTAACTCTCATGGGCCTTGCCGCACCGCAGAAACAGGAGATCCAGCACACCATCTCCCAGAATACCGAGTACAAAGAAATGAGAGAGATCCTTGACACCTACATCAAAGCAAACCCGGCCGCCAAACCCGACCTCGTCGCAAAACTCAAGGTTGAGTCCGAAGAAGAAACTCCTGCTGACCCTTGATCTCGCCTCCTACGTTGAGCACACCACGCACGGCATGTGGCACTCCGCCCGACACCTTGACCTTCTGTGCGAAGCCCTGGAAGATGTGGAAGCCGGCAGATGCAAACGCCTGATCGTCTGCATGCCGCCCAGACACGGAAAATCAGAACTCATCTCCAAGAGCTTTCCGAGCTGGTGCATCGGTAAAAATCCGGAACGTGAGGTAATCCTTGCCAGCTACGGAGCGGAGCTTGCCGAAGGGTTCAGCCGGCTCAACCGGGAAAAGCTGCGGGAGTTCGGGCCGGAGATCTTTGATGTTGGCATCTCAAGGGAAAGTGCGGCCGTCGGCAGGTGGGGTATTGACGGCCATCGCGGCGGCATGTTCGCGGTCGGTGTCCAGGGCCCAATTACCGGAAGAGGCGGTCACATCGTAATTATCGACGATCCGGTAAAAGGCGCTCAGGAAGCAGCGTCTGCAACCTACCGGCAGCATACCATTGAGTGGTACCAGACTGTGCTCCGGACACGTCTCTACCCGGACGCCGCCATTATCATCGTCATGACCCGCTGGCATAAGGACGACCTCGTCGGCTGGCTCCTTGCTCAGGAAGCATCCGGCGGTGAACAGTGGCGGGTTATCACCATGCCGGCTATTGCCGAGAAGAGCGACCCGCTGAACAGGAACCAAGGGGAAGCCCTCTGGCCGGAATGGTTCGACACCAAAGCGCTGACCGATATCAAAGCCACTATGACCCCGTACCAGTGGCTCTCCCTCTACCAACAGCGGCCCACCGATCCGGAAGGAGCACTCTTCAAACAGGAGTACTTCCGCTACTACCAGACGACCACCGTCTCCGGACAGCCGGCATACCAGCTGAACGGCACCAACTATCTCCACCGACACCTGACCATCTTCCAGACCGTCGACCCGGCGGCAAGCCTCAAGAGCTCGGCCGATTGGTTCGTAATAGCTACCTGGGGCATTACCCCGGACAACTACCTCATGCTGCTGAACGTCTACCGGGCCCGCGTCGAGTCGCCGGACCATCTCGCCCGACTGCAGCAGGCATACGATAAGTGGCGACCGGTCGCCATCGGTGTAGAAGAAGCCGGTATTGGCAAGTCAACGTATCAGACCGCGAAACGTTCCCGGCTGCCCATCATCCCTCTTCAACCGGACACCGACAAATACACCAGAGCGCTCCCGATGGCAATCCTGTACCAGTCCGGCAAAGTGTATCATCCGGCAGGAGCTGCCTGGCTAAACGCCTGGGAGTCCGAACTCCTGGAGTTCCCGACCGGCGAGCATGACGATCAGGTGGACACCGCAAGCTATGCCGGCATCCTCTATCCGACCCTCGGCCGCAGGTCTGGTCGCGGTCCGGCAGACTGTCTGCTCTGACTTTCCCTTTTTTCTCTCCCCGTGCACGTATCCCGCATGAAGATACGTGACCTCATCCGCCGTCCCGGCACCATTACCGACTTTACCGCCGGTGACGGCAACTGGGATGCCACCGGCATGACGAAGATCTATGAACCGGGATTTGCACCGGAAGGCGGATGGCCGGCATGGGAACTCTGGGCCCGCGACCAGGGCAAAGTTGCCGCAATCCTTGCCGGTCGCGCTGCAAACATCATGTCGTTTCAGCTACGGACCAAACCTGAGATGGCCGACCTGCAGCGGCAGCTCTTCAGCTGGCAGAAGACCTCCCGGTTCCTGCAGGTCATGCTGGACGCCATCGGCGACTACGAAGCCCACGGCTACTGCGTCATCGAACCGGTCTATGCCCCTTCCGCCGACGGCAAACCTGCAACACCGGAATCCCGGCTTGCCGTCCGGCTCCGGACCCTGAGCCCCACCAGCATCACCATCTACCGCAACACCGCAGCCGACATCCAAAACATGCAGCAAGCTCTTGCCGAAACCAAATGGCGGACAGTTGCAGAACGCTGCAGACCGGGCGACGGCGACACCGTCATCGGCTACGTCCAGACAACCTCCGCCAACCAGAAGATCTACTTCAGGCCCGACGAACTGGTCGTCATCATCCGGAACCGGTCAGCCCGGCACCCGGACGGGATATCCCTGCTCCGGCAGTGCTACACCATCATCATGCACAAACTCAAAATCGACCGGGACCAGGCGGTGATGGCCGCCCGGCATGGTGATCCGAAGCACATCATCCACATCCCAAAAAACGACTGGGACGATGACGGGTTTGAAGGAGAACTCGGACGCAGGTCCATGTGGAAGAAGACCTTCAGCAAAGGGATCCGCAACGGCATGGACTTCGTACTGCCATCCGGCGAAGGAGAGGATGCCACCGACATCAGTCTCATTGAACCGATGGGAAACGCTGCCGCGGTTATCAAGGCTCAGGAACACTATGAAGCGATGCTCATGGAAGCCATGGGGTTTGCCGATTCGTTCATGCAGTCTGACAGCTCCAACAGATCCGTCGGCGAGGTGCAGCTGGCATTCTTCGAACGGTCGATTGCCCCGATCCGGAGAATCTTCTCTGAAGAGATCGAGCGGACGATCCTTGACCCGCTGCTGCGGTGGTATGGTCATCAGCCTGGCGATGCCTGGATCGAGTACGAGGATCTGACACCGGATGACCGTCTGCGGAAAGCAGAGATCCTCGCACCGTATGTCAGCTACATGCCGGAATCGGTGGTACAGCAGTGGCTTCAGAATCTGGGATACGACATTCCGGAAGGTGCACGGGTTGACATTCTGGCCCTGGCCCGCGACCATGCGACCCGTCGCGGGGTTCCCAGAGCTGTTGCCTCCGGAACGAAAGAGGCCCGGGAAGCTCTGAAGGAGACGATTGACAAAATAGCAGGAGACATTGAGGATGTCCTCGTGGGATGAGGAGGTTCTCCGGCAGCTGCAGGCGTATATCGAGGGACGGGTAACCGAGCGGAAAGAGGAGTTTGTCCGCCGGCTGGCAGCACAGATGGCGGCTGCCTTTGCGGCCGGGTATGTGTTCGCCGGCAAGCAGCTGCCGGATCCGTCCCAGTCGATGGTGCTCGGAACCGAGCAGCTGGAACCGGTGATTGCAGAACTCGGCCCGGTGCTGGATGAGACCTTCGCTGCTCTTTCCGGAGAGCTGACCGGTATCATTGAGCAGGGTATCCGGGCAGGTTCGTCCTATGAGCAGGTGATCGGGCAGCTGAAGACGAAGATCCAGACTGACTGGGGCGACCGGATCTCCTTTCACCGCCGCGGGCAGACCCGCCGGTATGTTGCGGTGCAGCCGGACGGGAGTCTGAAATGGGCAACGAAGACGATCACGAAAAACGTGACGATACCGATGGATGCGTATGCCATGGTGCTGGCCAGAACAAACATGAAGCGGGCCTATGCCCGGGGACATCTGTCCCGGTATGCGCAGGCCGGCTGTCCCGGCTGGGTGTATCAGGCGGTTCATGACGAGGTCACGCGGTCGCATCACCTGGCACTGCACGGCAAGGTGATCCGGTCCGGTAGCAAAGAGGAGGAACTGGCGCTGCAGGTGATGGGTGAGCCGAACTGCCGATGCCGGCCACGGCCCTGGTTTGATGATCCGGACTATGATATCGCACCGGAGAAGCTGCAGGAGGAGAAGCAAGAGATGGCAACGCAGCGGATGGAGATTGATCTGGCAAACCGGCCGGCGGTGTATGATCCGGTTTTTGCGGCAAACCCGCGGAGCGAAGCCGAGCTGCAGAAGCTGAGCCGGTCGGTGGGTGCGGCCATCCGGAAGGATACGGATCTGATGTTTATGGCCCGGGTGTCCGGGACGACAGCAAATGCAGCGGGCCGGAAGGTGACCGGTATGCTTGCGGAGAACTTCTACGTCCGCAAGAGTGACGGGGAGTACTCGTTTGTGCATGCATTGCAGAAGCATACTGATGTGTCCATGCAGGATATCCTGACCACGTTAAACTGCGGGGAGATCGTGACCTTCCGTGGACAGAATCAGGCGGTTCTGGATATGCCCGATGGACGGCTTCTGGTCGTCCCTCTCGCAACGGATAATCCGGAACGTTATGGGGCCGCTGCAACTGCCTTTATCGCAGATCCAACCCGGGAGAAAGAACTGCGTGCTGCACCAAAAAGCGATTATGTCCGGAACTCCATATGGGTGTTCAGGAAGGGGAGAACATGAGAGTGAAGGTGTTCCATGGCGATTGCATCAGTCATCTTGTCGGGCAGGATGTTCAGGCATACTGCTTTGACGGGGAGATCTGGTTCCCGGTTTTGGCGAAGGATGCCAATGCGGTGATACGGATCAGCCAGGATGAGTCCGGCGATGTGTATATGGAGGTCCCGGACGATCTGGGGAGGGTGACGGCCGGCCCTGTCTGTGAGCTTGAGCTGCATGAGGGACTGGATATTGGGTCCGACCAGTTTTCCGCGAAAGAGCGGAGGACGATGATGGTGGGGTTCATCTAATCTGGGCAAAAATATAACTATTGAGCACTTACGCACCGCGCGGTCACACATTTATATCTTGTCTGGTAGAATATTGAAAAAGCGCATATAAACGGGAAAACATATGGATGTTCAAACGGAGGAGATGAGATGCTGGTACCGGTAATGGATGACAGCTATGGAGAGATCCGTGGTATGGGCGGGAAGACTGTTCCTGCTTACTGTTTCGACGGGAAGATATGGTTCCCTGTTCCGGCGGCGAAGGCGAACTCGTCGGTCCGGATCGTTGTGGAGGAAGGCCGGATGCTGATGGATGTGCCGGATGATCTGGAACCGATGACTGACCGACCGGAACGGAGTGTCGGGCTGTATGAAGGAACGATAATGGGATCCAAACGATTCTCCGCTGAAGAGCGAAAGACGATGGTGATGGGGTATCTGTACTGAGTTGCGAGATAGCTGCCACAATGTATTTGATTTCAGCAATCCATAGATAAGATCATGACTGAAGCTGTCACCGTTACCCTCAGCCCGGAGCTTGTGCGTAAGCTTGACGAGCTCAAGGAAAAGGATGCCAGCTATGAAGAGATCCTTGCCCATATCGTCGATGAAGCCTATGAGGATGCATGGGTTACTGATGAGGAGAAGCAGGAGATTCTTGAAGCACTGGCAGACGTTGAAGCCGGCAATTACTACACGCATGAAGAGATCAAGGAAATGATCGACCGGAAACTTGCATGAGCCGGATATATGCTGTGATCTATTCCCCGGCTGCACAGAAGTATCTTGATAAGCTGGATAAGATTTCAGCTAGTAGGATTTACGAGAAAATAGATCTTGTGCGGACAGACCCGTGGCACTATACCGGTCCATTGACAGAGCTGGATGGACTGAGAAAGTTACGGGTTGGAGATTATCGCCTTACCCTCTGCATTGATGAAAATCGTGTAATTATCATCATCGTGAAAGTAGGTCACCGGCGAAACATCTATAATTAACCCTTTTTTATCCCTGTAAAATGTTTAGGGAGTCAGGCTCTGGAACATGACTGCAAAGCGGGTGATCAGAACGGCAAGAAGGAAGTAGCCGCTGATTACCTGAATTGCAAGGAGAAGTCGACTCGGCCCGATGAAGTTGATGACCCTGTGGGAGTCTCCCAAAAACAGGACAAAACCGCCCTTCCCTTTTCTCCCTCCTCATACCACCAATCCCGCATGGACACAACAACCCGCTATGCCGAGGCGGACTACACCCTGCAGTTCACCAAAGCCCTCATACCAACAAAAGCAACAGCAGACCACAACAAAACCGACAGCCCGGACAAAGAATACCTCCTCGTCGCCATCACCGAAGGCATCTTCAATGACACCGAGTTCACCGCAGACGAAATCGCCCTCATGAAACAGCGGGCCGACGAAGCATGGACAAAAAGCAAAGCAGCCGCCCCCATGATGTCCGGCCACACCTCCGAGTTCCTGCAAAAAGTCGGCAAAACCCTCGGTTACGAAGTACAGACCATCGACACCGACGACGGAAAAAAGACTGCTCTGCTGCAGAGAGTCCAGCTCTGGAACACCACCACCGTACAAAAAGACATCGCCGCACTCATCGAACAGGACCCGGACAACTGCTACAGCTCCGTTCGGGTCGGCGGCATGCAGATCTACAACACCGGCACCGGCCGCTGGCAGTGGACCAACGCCCAGATCATCCACAATGCCTTCACCACCGAACCCGCCTGCCCCTACGCAGGCGTCGTCACAAACCACACAAAATCCGACTCTCCCTTTTTACCAGAAAGCAGGAAATCAGAGGGTATGACAGACAACACCGAGGCCCGTCTCACCAGAATTGAGACAGCCGTCGACACCTTAGTCGCCGATCACCAGAAGGCAAAGGCGACTGAACTTGAGGAAGCAGTAAAACAGCGGGCCAACCTCATGGCAAAGATCCTGCAGACCGACCCGCAGGTAAACCAGGACTTCCTCGCCAAACTGCCGACCGACCTTCTGGCCGACTACCACACCGACCTGCAGCAGCGTACAGCAAAAGCCGCCGCCGCAGCTGCCGAGGGCAAAGGTGACGCAGGGGCCGGCAGCACCGCAGACCATGAAAAACAGCAGATCGACGCTGCCGTAAAGCAGTATTTCTGAGGTGGCAATGTCCATAACCCCCATCTACAAAGAACATGCGGTAACGCCGGTTACCATGTTCGCAACCGAAACGACGCCCGACTCCCAGGGCAGATACTATGCCGCCGGTCAGCCGGTAGCTCTCTATGGAGACGACATGTTCGGCCCGCTGGACAGCAGCACGCACACCGAACCCATCGGGTACCTGGATCACGACGTCGGCCCCTACCTTGAGACCGATCGTGTGTTTGCCACCTCCGGGAATGCGGCAAACCCCAAACGCATGTCCGGATCCGTCTGGGTCAGATACAAGCGGTCCCGCTGGGTCAAAGCCAAGGAAGCCCTTGTCGCCGGTGATGTCGTGGTCTATGACCTGGACGGCAGTGTCAAGAAAGCAGATACTGCAGTGACAACCATCGCCGGAGTGGTCCGCATCGGCGGCGCGGCAAATGCCACGGTCGTCATCTTTACGGAGTAACAACATGAAACTGAATGAATTTCTTCCGGGCACAACCAGCCCGATGACACAGAGTTATGCCCTGGCAAACCACCCGACCCTCAACTACAAGGTCGTGGAGGCAGGCATTCTCAAGAAGTACCATGAACCGTCCATCGCCAAGAGTCTGCTTCGGGAGAACAAGGTGGTTGGGTCTGCGATTGAAAGCTCTCTCGAAGGAGACAGCCGCGGCGAGGTCAGGATCGTCAGTGAAAACGGTGACATCCCGCGGATCGATACCGACTTCCTGAAGAAGGTCCGGTCGGTGGACTGGTACGGCGGCTACATTGAGATCACGCTTGATGAGGTCGAGGACGGCCGGGCCGATGCGGTCCAGACGAAGGTGGAGAACCTGGCATATGCGATGCAGCTCTACGAGCAGCGGACCATTCTGTGGACGGTATCCAATGCCCAGGGCCTGAACACGCTGACCGGTACCGACTGGACCGGGGCTGCTGCGGACCCGCTCCGTGATCTGCAGAAGGCGAAGAACCTGGTGAAGAAGGACGGGTTGCCTGCCGACACGCTGGTTATCTCCACGTCCCTTGCGGAGTATCTCTCCTCGATGGATATTGTGAAGAGCCGTATCTACAACACGAACGGCAGCCAGTCGTTTGTGAACACCGGTGATCTGCCGCCGCTTGCAGGTCTGCGGGTGGTGGTGGATGATGAGCTGGATCCGGAGGATACAGGTATTGCGTATGTGCTGCGGACGCTGAGCTGCGGTACATGGGATGTGCGTCATCCGATCCGGACCTACAGTGTGGACGGCAAGTTCCTGGGGAAGGATATGGTGGCCTACAAGACGGTGGCTCTGGCGAAAGCGAATGCCTACATTTCCCATCCGAAGCTGATCGCGAAACTGACCGGACTGCTGGGGTGAGCTGATGCAGGCACAGGTTATTGACGGGACGCTGACGCTGCGGGACACAGACGGCCGGTATGTGACGTCCCGGAAAGGTGACTGGATCACAATTCCGGATAGTCCGGAGGAGTGGCCGGCGGCGGTTCGCGAGGCGGCCCGCACCGGTCAGCTGGCGGTTGCTGCGGTTGCGGATCTGCCGCCGCAGAAGGTGGTTCCGGATCCGGAACCTGAGAAGAAGAGCGGAAAGACTGAGAAGGAGTAACGATGCCCGAGGCAACGGTTGATCAGGTGAAGCGGCTGCTGGGCCCGGCAGCGGGCCGGTATACGGATGAAGAGATCGGCCTTGCCCTGACCGAGGCAAAAGAGTTCATGGCGATGAAGGGTGTCGGGAGTGCGGCGATACCCCGAGCCGGTTATGGGAAGGCTCAGCGTCTTCTTGCTGCAAGGTCGCTGCTGGCGGATACTCCTGCGGCAGCGAATATTGCGTCCAAGAGTGAGGGGAACCTGACCTTTACCTATCGTGACAGTGACAGCAGAATTTCCACTTGGGATCGTGAGATTGATGAGCTGTTGCGGCTCCTCAGACCGAGAACCTCACCGGTGATACCACTCTATGACAACTACTGATGATTTCTCCGAGTTCGATTATCCGTACCCGATCCTCCATGTTTGCACCAAGCCGGGTTATACTGACGAAGACGGAACGCGGGTGCCGGCCCGGGTTATCAGCAGCACAGCTGTTGCCGGTCATCTGCAGGATGTCTCTGCCAAGGAGATCCTGCGGGCTCCGGAGGGCATGTACCTTCCGGGTGATCGCCGGTTCTCTACTTGTATGCCACTTACCGAAGACTCACTTCTGAAAATTACCGAACCAAACGGGGATGTTACTTCCTGGACTATTGTGGGCTGCGAGTCAGCGGCCCATACGCTCTTTTTTCCGGTGCGGTACACGTATCTGCTGAGAAGGCAGTGAGTGATACTTGAGGCACCAATATCTTTAAATTTAGAGATAACCATCTCATGAAATGAGATGCAAAAGAAATCTGATAATTCCGATACCACCAAATCTGCACTATCTCGGTACAAGTTTGTTCCACGCAAATTATCATCTCAAAATACTAACGAAAAGCTAGAAAATGAGATTGATATTGCTTTGCAGGGACAAAATCTTGGAGAAAATGAGGATTCTTGTGTTCAGAAGGAGATGATAAAAACAATAAATGCAGTAGAAAAACTCACGGAGGAAATTACAGTTACTGGTGAAATTGCTGCAGATGCAACAGAAACAACAAACACACTTACTTGGATAATTTATCTCCTTACACTAGGAACCCTTGTCATTGGCATCTCAAGTCTACAAATATCTGCGTCTGTAGCTCTACTCCAAAATAACTCTGCACCGCTTGTAAATTCAATAACTGAAGCCACTTTTTGGGCTGATTTTTTCTTGAAAGTCATTTTGGTAGGAGTGATTCTGATGCTTGTTGTTTATATCATCAAATCACATCCAATCAAATCCATTAAAACACTCTTCAAATCCCCCTAACCCCCTCTTTTCCTCCGTCGCTATTCTAATATCACTCCAGCCCCCACCAGCTCATATGCAATCTCTTCAGGTATGCCGCAACCCCGGCCGGATCTGCACCAACCGCTGTCCGCACCGGGCCGCCTGCAAGATACCCCGCATCCCCTGGCTGATCCCCTGCATCGTTGTCCAGTACCGCAAACGGATCGTCTACCCCGACGAATACCCGAACGAACTGGCAATCCGCAAAGTGGAACTCCTCTCCGACGTTGAGGAAACGTTGAGAGAGAAATTAAGCTACTCTGACGCATCAAAAATCAAAATTAACAGCGTATAGCCCTCGCAACATGAAAGCAAGCCAAGAAACAGAAGAACGCCTCACTGTACTGGAGAAAAACGGCAAACCCTACATTGTCGTCCGGTGGAAAGAACACGGAAAATGGAAAACCAAATGGCTGCCGGCAAACGACATAGAACGCAGCGTTCTAGACAAACTCATCCGGGTCCGCGAACAGCTGCAGCAGGAAACCATCATGGTCACCTGCAGCCACCCGGAATGCCGGAACACCATCCCCATGCATCCACGGCAGCGGGCCGACATGATGTCCGGCATGGTCAAACGTTACGACCAGCGGGTGTTCGTCTTCTGCAGCGAAGCATGCAGGGACGACTTCTACCGACGATACGGCAAAGAACTGGAAGAAATGATGCAGCATGGTAACTGACACCAACAACATGACCCTGCTCTCCCGAAGCCTTGACGCCATCATGTACCGGGTCGCAGCAAAGGTAGGCGCTTACCTCGAAGACCGTGTCGATCAGCTGATCCATGCCGGCAATCCTGCATGGCTGCCCAAATCCCCGAACACTCTCATGAAGTATGCCCGGGAAAAACCGCCCTACGGCCACAAAACCGAACCCTGGCAGAAGACCACGGAGCTGATGAACGTCATCACCCACCGCATCGTCTCCGGAGACGCAGCCCCCTACCAGATTGAAGTAGGCATCTTCGACCATCCCAAAGCAGACATCGCCGCAGTCCTGGAGTACGGCACAAAAGACGGCCGCATCCCGGCACGTCCGCTGTTCTCTACCGTCTTCGACCTTGAGGCGGAAAACATCCCGGCCATGATCACCCGCGAACTGGAAAAAGAACTGAATAGATTTCTGTTATGATCGACTGTTACAGATTGTAACAACCCCTGAAACCAGCTGTTACAAAATGTAACAGGATAGAAGATGGCTGTTACAATCTGTAACATCCTACAATTCTCCGGCAAAATACACCGACTCTCCCTTTTTTGCCTGCCCGCTGACCATACCGACATGGACGATGCAGCAGCATACCAGATGCGGGAAGACATAGCAGTCATCAAAGAACAGGTGGGCCAGATCCGGACACGGGTCTGCAGACAGGATCAGGACATCCGGGAAGACATGCATGCCATGCAGGAACAGCTGGCCAAACAGCTGGAACTCATCAACGATAACACCCGCCTTATCCACGATCTCACCGTCGAAATAACGAAACTCAAGACCGAAGGAAAGACCCTGAAATACATCCTCGGCGGCATGATCTCAACCTTCATTGCCCTGGCGGGAACACTCGCCGCCTGGTGGCGGGGAGGCTGACCTATGATCCCTGCCGACATCCGAAAACAGATCTTCCGGTCCCTTCCGGATCGCATCATCATAGAAGATATTCCCTACCCTGCGGTCCGCAGCTACAGCGACAACGCCGCCGTCCAGACCCTGCTGCAGCAGTATCCGCTGGTGGTCACCCTCCGCTACAGTGCCGACCGGCCGGCTCAGGAATGGACCCCGGCAACCCGACTGCTCGCGGTCGGCACGGCTGAAACCACCCTCACCTACCGGCATGGACAGTGGCGACATGCAACCCTCACCCTCGACGTTCACGCCCGTGACACCGACACCGCCGCAAAAGCCGAGCTTGTCGAAACATACCTGGACGCGCTGCAGCTGTGGGCCCTGCGGGACCTGCCGGAGATCATCACCGTTACCGACGACCTCGGCACCCTCGACCTCAGCTACATCGACCCGGACATCGCCCGGCGGGAGACAGCCTTCACACTCCGGTACCTGCAGAGCTACCTGACAGAAACCCCGGCAACAAAACAGATCGACGCCCCGGACCTCACCCTGGAACCCTGACCCTCTCTTTTTTATCCGCCGACTGACTTGTGATGCATGGGATTCATTGACTCTCTTATCAATGTCGTAAAGAGCATCTTCGCGGCCCTTTTCGGCAGCGGTAGCACCCCGACTGCACCATCGGCCGGCGGCGGCGACGTCACCACTCCGGATACAAAACCATCCACCGGCAACTACGAACCAAAGATCGTCCGGGTCTCGAACACCATGGAATTCGGCCGGGTCGGTGAAGCACAGAACACCATCACGCTGAAGAACCGGAAAGGTGTCTTCTACTTCGCCACCTACTTCGACGTTGTTGACTCCTTCTATGTCGGCCTCAAAGTTGACGGAGCTCTGACGGAGAACAACGCTCACCGCGACACGCTCATTCTCTATGAAGTGGACCTGCCAAGTTCCGGCCGCGAACTGGCCCGTAGCTGGAACCCGCCGTATCCGAACGGCTACCCGGCCGGCACGCATCAGGCAGAGTTCCTGCTCTACAACGGGAACCATAAGCTGGTACAGACCCTGCCCTTTACGCTGGTCGTGAAACAGGAATGATCACGCTTGACCCCGCCCTGTTTGCAGCCCTCTGTATCGGCTGCATCGCGGTCGGAGCTGCCGCGGCCCATCTCATCTCCCGCCGATATCAGCCGACGGGAACCACTCCGCAGGCAATCGCCAACCTGCTGACAACCGTGCAGCAGTCTCTTGCCGACAGGAAGATCACCCCGGAAGAGGCGGGCAGGATCCTTAGTGATATTGTCGCTGTTCTCCGGTCGCTGGCTCCCCGACCCTGACCTTCTCTTTTTTGCCTGCCCGCTGACCTATCCCGCATATGCCCTCTGTAGCAAATGCAATTGTCATCCGGGCATCGGTCGTCCCGCTCGCCGCCCGCAGCAGCCAGTATGGTGTTGCGGCCGTTGTCGGGCTTTCCGATGCGGATGCAAAAAACACGCCGCGTGAATATACGCAGCTGTCCACACTGCTGACCGATCACGGGGCCGATACACCGGTAGGAACCGCAGCAAAGGCAGCGTTTGAGAACGGGATCGGATCGCTCTATGCCGTAAGCATCAGTGCTGCCGCAGATCAGCCGACCGCTGATGAGGTCGCCGCAGCTCTGGCAACCCTGCTGCCATACGTGACTACCCATGATGTTGCCGGCGTCTGTCTGGCAGGCATCTACAGCGACCAGCCGGCACTGCTGAAGAAACTCGCAGCATTCGCCGAAGCAAACCAGATCATCTTCACGGCAACCCATCCTGCCGGAGCAGAGGTCGCCGACATTGTATCTGCAGCAAAGCAGATCGACAGTGAGTACGGGATGTTTGTCGCCCATGCCGATCCGGAGTTTACCGGCGACCTTGCTGCAGCAACGCTCGGTCATATCATGACGCTGCATCCGGCGTACCGTATCGGATGGACGGCGGTGGATGCTGCGGTGACGAAGTATTTCCCGGCTGTCGATGTGGAGACGCTGGAGGCGGCCCGCGTGAATGCTATCCTGCTCCTCAGGAACGACGGCCGCAATTATCTGTCCAATCAGCTGACCCTGACGCAGCAGTCGGAGAAGTCGCAGTATCTGGACATCCTCCGCAAGACCCAGTGGATTGTATCGAGTCTGCAGGATGATCTGGCAACCTATATGCTGAACTCTCCGTATATCCGGTACGATGATGTCGGGTTCGCCTACATTGAGGGCCGGATCATGGCAACGCTGGAACGGCTGAAGGGAGATAATCAGGTACTCAGCTCGTATGAGATTGCGATGCCGAAGCTTGCGGATATTCCGGCCGCGTCCCAGCGCGAGCGGATTCTGACCGGCATTCAGATTCTGGTGAAGGCTCCGGGAGATATTCAGGGTATGGTTATTCCGCTGACCGTGGAGGCGTTCTGAGATGACGGACAAGGATCACGATGCAACGAAGTATCACGTCAACATCAGTTCTTCGACGCGGTCGATTGAGCTGACGAACTTTAACAAGCTCAGTGTAAAAGGCGGTAAGACGGTGGAGCCGGTTGCCGGTGCCCAGGGTCTTTCCGGTTACCAGATCAAGTATGCGGCAGGAACAGTTGAGATCGAGACGTATGTGACCAATGATCAGGTGGATACGATTCAGGCGATGCATGATGCGGTGGAGGAGATCACAATTACGGTGACGTCTCCCTGGGAGAATGCGAAGCTGGTGCAGGGCCGTATTACGGAGGAACCGGTGTTTTCGGATGATCTCGGTTCTGCCCGGACGGCATCGCTGAAGTTTGCCGGGAATGTGACCAAGCAGCGGAGGCCCTGAGAATGGATCTTCCTGCAGCATTTCTGCGGTCAACGGATCCGATCCCGATTGAGGTGGACGGCGTTACGCTGCTGATCCGGGAGCTGACGCCGGAGGAGTTTACGGAGCTGTCGACGAAGAATGTGGTGATGAAAGGCGGCAAGCCGTCCGGCATGCGGTCAACGTTCAATAATGCGCTGATCGAGATGTCTGTGGTGGATCCGCCGATTCCGGATGCGAATGCGCTGAAGCCGGGGGTTGCGGGGAAGATCGCGCTCCGGATTCAGGAGACGCTCGGGATTCTGCCGGATGAGGTAAAAAACGGGTAGAGGCCGAGCGGCCCCTGTTCATTCTGGCGTATGAGCTGGGTGTCGATATCGATACGGTCCGGCACTGGCCGCTCCGGAAGTATCTGGAGTGGGCCGAGTTTCTTGCCTGGAAGCATGAGACGGCCGTTCGTTCTGCGAAGGCTGCGATGGTACCGCAGGACGGGGGAGACGGGTTCACGCTGGTGCGGAACGGGGATCGGATGGAGTGTATCTGACTGAGGAATAACTCATTTGCTGCCGTATCACCCCAGTTGAACTGGGGTCCTTACAGCAGTAACTGGGTGTCTTATCCGACTTTCTCTTTTTTGCCTGCCTGCCGACCATACCGGTATGGCAGATATCGGAAAAACATATGCGCTGGATGCAACCGGAGATCTGGTGCTGCAGTACGGACGGCTGGTACTGGTAACCGGAACGGACAAGGCAGTACAGGATCTGACAGTGCTGCTCCGGAGCATCAAAGGGTCGGCCCTGCTCTCTCCGGAGTTCGGTCTGGATGCTCTGGCAATTCTGGATGCCCGGGGAAATGCAACGACCATTGAAGGTGAGGTCCGGCAGGCTCTGGAACAGTATCCGTATATGAAAACGGTCAACAGCGTAATGGTAACGGACCGGCAGGATCGCCGGATCAGTATTGCTGCGGATGTGACACTGCAGGATGGCCGGACTGTCCGGCTGGGAGTGATTCTGTGACCGGGTACGGCGTAACGGCTGCGGGGTTTATCCGCAAGCCGTATGCGGTGATTCTTGCCGAGGTGCAGGCGTCTATGCGGCAGCTGCTCGGGCAGGATGCGGACCTTTCCCCAACGTCTCCGCTCGGTCAGATTGCGCAGATCTTCGCCTTCGAAATCGCGAAGATCTGGGTTGAGGTGGAGCGGGTGTATGATGCGGCGTATATCGATACCGCGGCCGGGATTCATCTGCAGAAGCTGGGCCGGCTGAACGGTATGACCATTAATCCGGCGACGTATGCAGCCGGAGCGGTGGTCTTTTCCCGGGCAACCACTGCCCCGCAGGAGTATGTCATTCCTGCCGGAACGGTGGTGGCCAATGCGGACCGGACGATCCTCTACGCCACAACTGCAGCCGGCAGTCTTGCTGCGGGAGAGACTGCATCTGATCCGATTCCGATCCGGGCTGCCGACCCGGGTCTCCGGGCGAATCTGGCAATGAACACGGTGGTTGCGATTACGACGCCGATTCTTGGGGTTGACTATGTGACCAATCCGCAAGCAGTGACCGGCGGTGCCGATCGGGAGAGTGATGCGGTGTACCGGGCCCGGATGAAGACCTACGAGCCGGCAAGCAGAGGGACGGTGCATGCACTCCGGTCCAGGCTGCTGGATATTGACGGGGTGTTGGATCTGAACATTGTGGAGGACACGGATGCAAACACGGTGTCCATCAGTATTCTGGGCGGTGCGGATGCTGCTATTACTGCAGAGATTGAGGATACCCGGCCGGCCGGGATTGCGGTTACCTGGTCGCGGCCCACAATGGTGCCGGTGAATGTGACTTTGCAGCTCCGGACCTCGGTCACTGATACGGCGGCTGTTATCCAGAACATTACCGCAGCGCTGTCAACGATGCTGCAGTCCTGGTCTATCGGTACATTCATTGACTACTCGGCCCTGGTCTCTGCGGTACTTGCCGTTGACGGGGTAACAAGTCTGGTGACGCTGTCGGCGACCGCGGGTGAGCAGACCATCAGCGGGTTTGATCAGCGGCTGACGATTGCGGACGGCGAGGCGACCAGTCCGGGAACGATCACGGTGACGATTGTATGAACGATGCGGAGAAGATTGCAGAGGAGATGCTCTTCCGGACCAGCAGCGGTCTGTCTCACGATCCTGGTAGTGTTCTGCACCGCCTGCTGCAGGTGCCGGCCGGGCAGTTTGCCGGATGTCTGCAGGTGATGGAGGATGTGATGCACAGCCGCTGGATTGAGGATGCGTGGGGCACATCTCTGGATGCTATCGGGGCGCGGTTTGCAATTCCCCGGATCACGGGAGAGTCGGATGCGGTGTACCGGGCCCGCATCGAACATACGATTGCGATGCGGCTGAGCTATGGAACGGTCGCCGACATTCAACGGTTCGTGAGTGATCTGCTGGGGATAACGGCAGACGATGTTGAGGTGATCGAGTGGTATGCGCAGCAGCCGGATGCGGTGTTTGCGCTCCGGATCCATGGTCAGCCGACGAAGGATACCGACTGGGATGCGGTCAACCAGACGGTCCGGGATGTGAAAGGTGCCGGTATCTGCTATCTGGCAGAAGATCTGATTCTGGCCCTGCTGCCGGTAGAGATCCATATCGATGCCGGGCTTATGACACGATGCTATGTCTGGATGCCGACGTGTTCCGGCTGGGGATATATGCAGTGGGGCAGCTGCCCGTGGGGTGGCGGAGAGGAAACGGTGACGATTGAGTGCGGGGGGTTTGAACAACTTGGAAGAGATTAAAACCTCTCCCAGAGGACATGCACCTCCTTTGAAAATATCTCCCAACCTCCCTTTTTTTATCATCCCGTGGACTTTTTGGGCATGACACAATGGATCGGACAGATCGGTCTTAATCACACGGCCGAGCTGGTAGCAGAGGAGTATCAGTGGATTGCACTGGGAGATGGAGAGCCGCGTACAGGCCATCCGACCATCATGGCTCTCGTCCACGAGGTAGTTCGGACGAAGGCAACAATCAATCGACAGACCAATGTCATTACCTGGATAGGGGAGTTTCATGCGGCAGATTTACCTCTGGGTTACTATACAGAGGCTGCTGTGTTCGACAGCCCAACTGCAAATACCGGTACCTACATCACGATGTGCAGCCAGGCAGCCACCAGTTTGCCGACAGACGCACCGACTCATATTCAGCTGGTGGCCACTATCGGGGGGCGGGTCGCATGATTACACCCTCTTGGAGTAGGATGCAAAATCCGGGGGTGATTTAAGTGGGATCTTGGACTTCCCGGTATTTGCTGTACATGGCTACGGTCGGGGAAATGGGATACGCTGAGAAGGTCAGCGGGAATTTTGCGAAGATCGAGGAGGTACTTGGTACAAACGAGGATGCGCTGGATGCACACAAAGCAAGCCATGACACGGTTGACGGAATCCTAAAAGCCTCATCTGCGCATATTACCAAGATCACCGGTGCAGTATATCCAACTACCATTGGAACAGTCAACGGTGAGGAGCATGTGGTGTTGAATCTACTGACGACCAGCGGTTCACAACTCGTCCCGATAAACTGGGCCTATCGTGGCACAATGCGCAAAGCAACCGGCGGAAATCACGCCATCACACTATATGGTATGGATTTAGATACTGGTATCTGGGGAAACACAACCCTTCAATCCGGCAATGTTGCTTCAATTAACTGTCATCATTACTGGGTATATGCATCCGTAGGGGGAGGAAGCGGCAGTTCATCAGCAGCATTTTACATGATTGCTCCAACCACCCAGTTGACTTCGATGATTTCAATCTAAGAATTTCAGAGTGGCACCCGTCCCTCCCTTTTTTACTCCTGTAACCGACCATACCGGCATGGAGCAGTACATCACCATTGCAGGAACGCAATATATCGGTGTCACCCGCATCCGGCCGGATCAGACCAACAGCATCGGCAAACACACCCTCGAGGACGGCAGTAAAACCGGCGACCATCTTGTCATCGGTCAACCCGTCATTGACGCTGAGATAACGCTGTTCGCCGGACAGTATCAGCAGCTGCAGCAGCTCGCAACCTCTCAGCAGCTCATCACCGTGACAATCCCGCAGGACACCTACACCAGCATGGCCCTCACCCGGCTGACGGACGAGTACGGATCCGCAGCGGACACTACCAAATGCAAGGTCACGCTGGAACAGATCCGCATCGTCAAAACCCATGTGGAGATCCAGCGGATAGACGGCATGGACCTTGCCGCGCCGGACAGTCTCGGGGACGGTGTTCCCAAATCCCTGACCACCACCAGCATATCCGTCTCCGATGAAGTTCTGCAGGCATTCACCGACGCCGAACATCCAACGGAGGGGCTCGCTGGGGCCATGGACCGGTTTACCATAGCCTCGCGAACCATGTCACAGACATCACTGGAAGGGGGCAAGATCCTCATTCTCCGGAACATCCCGTTCGGGAAAGCGCGTACTCCGGAGGTGACGCGGTTCAAGTATGGCGGTACCGGATACCAGGCAGCAATTCAGACTACAAGCACCGCAGACGGCGAGCAGTACGATACGCTCACCATCAAACGAACCGGAGAGGATACTCCACTGTGGTCACAGCGGCTTGAGGATAAGACCGCGGTGGATGTGCCGGATCCACAGACAGGTATTCCGCTGCTGACACTGTATCCGGATGCAACCAACAGGGAGGTGCATATCGTTGATAGTGACACGTACAAACAGCTCGTATCGTAGATACGTTTCTCTGCAGATAGGTCCTGTAACGCTGGACGGGCTGGATATCGACTTTGAGGTGGACAGTAATGCAGGAGACAAAAACAAGGCGTCAACCACCGTCACGGTCTGGAATCTTTCACCCGAAACGATTGCAGCAGTCCATGCCGGGGATGATGTGCTGCTGGTGTCCGGATACCAGGGAGATGCCGGCTGCATCTTCTGCGGACAGGTGACCACTATCACGCATGGCCGGGACGGGGCCGACCGGTATACGGAGTTCGGCTGTGTGGATCTGGAGTGGCCGAAGAATATGCAGCCGAGGATTTATCCCAAGGGTACTCTGGTTGCCGATATTCTCTGGAGTCTTTACCGGGATGCAGCATTTCTTCTGGCTGCCGCGGAGTGTCTGGAGGTGACGACCAGCGGCCCGTACACGACCGATCCGGATGGTGCGGTGACTCTGCAGTGGTGTCTGGATGTGGTCAACGGCGATCCGGACATCAAGAAGACCGGCAGGACAATACGGGCCATGACTGCCGGAGGAGAGTCGTACATTGTGCCGGATGATGTGACACTTTCGGCGACGATCCGGGTGGGTGTAGATACCGGTCTTATCTCTACGTCTCCGGAGGATGGGGACAGCTATGATCGCAGTGTGACAACGCTCCTGAACTGGCGGGTGATGACCGGTTCTGCGGTGGAGCTGGAAAGTCTGGAACCGGGTGCGTCCGGCCGGTATGTGGTGGCGGAGTACACGCACAGCAGCAGTGAGTTTACAACGACCATGAAGCTGAAGGCATCCGGAGGTGAGGAGTGATGGATGCGGCTGAGATGATTGCGAAGTATGTCCGGGAACAGGTTGCTGGTATCCGGACGCTGGATGTCGGGACAGTGAGCAGTGTGTCTGGGAACCTGGTCAGTGTGAAGGTGAAGCATATGGTGTCCGGCCGGGTGATGGAGTATGTGGACGTGCCGGTGCTCCCCTACGGATCGGGGGCGGGACGGCTCTGCGCTGCGCCTCTGGTAGGGGATACGGTGTTGATTGCGTTTCTGATGCATGAACTTCCGCCGATGCTGGAGGCCGCAGGACACATTCCGGAGATCAATGAGCGGATACGGTACACGAATCCGGTGGTGCTGACGGTGCTGGATACATCGGATGCTCTTCCGGATCTGCAGCCGGCTCCGGGTGAGTTGCTGCTGCAGCACCGGTCCGGATCTTATATCCGGTTCGGGACGAACGGGTCGCTGGAGATCGGCGCAACGGCGGTGGACTTTGTCCGGCTGGGTGGTGCATGA